CGATGGAAGAGCCATTACCAGAACCAGAAGCGATGGAAGAGCCTATGGCAGAACCAGAAACAATGGAAGATGAAGTTGAATTAGATGTAACTGAATTAGAACAAGGTACTGAGGCGGCTAGACAATCAGCTGACCATGCAAACCAACAAATTGGAGATTTATTAGCTAAATTTGATACACTAACACAGAGTTTAGATAAAATGGATTCAATAAATGCAAAGATAGATGATATCGAACATGAAATTGAAACTAGAAATCCAACTCCAGAAGAACAATTAGAAATGCGTTCATTAGATTCATTCCCATACAACCTTAAACTTACTGACTATTGGTCAGAAAAAGAAGGTAATTATGATGCAATGAAAAATAAAGAGGATAGCAACGAAGAATTTGTCCTAACTCAAGAAGAAGTGGACCAAGACTATAATAGTATTCATATTAAAGATTCATTTTCACCTGGAAAGGATGATAAAGAAATGAGATATTAATAAACCAACATTTTAAACATATTAAAAAAGTACGACAAACCAATGTCGTACTTTTTTTTCCAAAAAAAAATAGATATTTACTTGTCGAATGGATTTTAAAGTAGTATCTTTGCAATATATTAATAACCTATAAAGCGCTTTGTGAGTTATTAATTGAATAAGATTAACATCGACAAATTATTACAGATGTTAATACAAATACGGACTTCACTTCATCAAAAACGGAAGTGGACCAATTATAAACAAATTAATTAAATTATGAGTAACGAGAAAAAATCAACGTTAGAAGCAATGTTGGCTCAGTATGAGGCAGCAACTACACAAACAAAGTCAAAAACAACATTTGACCTTAAAAATTATTTTACAACTTATTTACCAGACGGAATAAACACCGCAATCAAAAGAGTCAGAATACTACCAGTATCAGATGGAACTCCTTTTATTGCAGTACACGTTCATAGCATCCAAGTAGAAGGAAAGAATCGTAAATTCACATGTTTAGCGCATGAGAATGACGAGCCATGTCCATTTTGTGAGGCTAGGGAAGAATTATTATCAACTGGTGAGGAAAGTGATAAGGAATTGGCTAAGAATTACAGACCAAGACTTATGTACATCGCTAAAGTAATCGATAGAGAAAATGAGGCTGACGGACCTAAATTCTGGAGATTCCCAAGTAACTTTAAAAAAGAGGGAATTTTAGATAAAATCATGGCAAACGTAAGAATGCTAGATGTGGACGTTACAGATGCCGAAACTGGATGGGATTTAGCTTTAAATATTGAAAGAGTCAAAAGTCCAAGAGGTGGTGATTATCCAGCTGTGACTACGATTTTGGCACCTAAAGAAGGACCATTATCTAAGAATGCGGAACAAGCGAAAGCTTGGGTTGAGAATGCAACAATATGGCAAGATGTTTATTCAATGAAACCATATGAGTATTTAGCAATCGTTGTAAAAGGCGGTGTTCCAGCTTGGGATAAAGTTAAAGAAAAATACGTTGACAAAAACGATTTGGAAAGTGGAGCATCAGGTAATGTATCTGATGAATTAGATTCTGAATTAGCAATTGGTGGTGGTAAAGCTACCAAAGAAGAAGTAAAGCCGACTTATACTGCGGAAGTAGATAAAGTTGAAAAAGCTTCTGATGACTTACCTTTCTAAGGTATAAAAAAAAATAGAACTAAGAGTTAAGGGGGTAGTTGTAACTTAGCCCCCTTCTTTTTTTTATAACAAATCACCAAATTTAGGGTGCAAAAAGAGTTTCGAACAATAAAATAATGGCAAGTAAAAAACCAACAAAAAAAACCGTAGCTAAAGTAGACTACAATTTCGGTGATTTTAAGAAATCACAAGGTATCAAAAAAACAATAGGAGATAAACCACTATCGTGGATACCATTATCTAAAGCATGGCACGATGCCATCAAACTACCAGGATTCGCAAGAGGTTATGTAAACTCAGTAAGAGGTTACTCAAACACAGGAAAATCAACAGCATTTTATGAAGCAATAGCGGGAGCACAAAGAATTGGTGATATACCAGTAATCTTTGAAACAGAGGGAAATTTCCACTGGCCACACGCAAAGGATTGTGGAATGCAATTCGAAGAAATTGTTGACGAAGAAACTGGAGAAGTTTCATACGAAGGTAAATTCATTTTCATGGGAAATGAGGATTTATTATCAAAGTATGAAAATTATGACCACCAACATAGTAAATGGGGAACAAAACCTTTAAGGTATGAACCAGTTATAGAGGATGTAGCATTGGCTACGACTGAATTATTAGATATGCAAGCGGAAGGAACTTTAAACGAGAGCCTATGTTTCCTTTGGGATTCAATCGGAACTCTAAACGGTCACAAATCTGCAATATCTAAAACAACTAACAATATGTGGAATGCTGGCTCAATGAAAGTATTTCAAGCGATTGTTAATTATCGTATCCCATCGTCTAGGCGTGAAGATAAATCATATACAAACACATTTATTGTGGTACAAAAAATATGGTTTGATAATATGAATATTAAAATCAAGCATAGTTGTGGAGAATTTATGTTCTTCAATTCAAGACTAATCGTTCATATGGGTGGTATTTTATCACACGGAACTTCAAAATTGAAAGCAACAGCGTTAGGAAATGATTTTCAGTACGGAATTAAATGTAAGATTAATTGTGAAAAGAATCACGTTAATGGTATCGAGAAAAAAGGTGAGATTGCATCAACCCCACATGGATTTTGGAATCCAGATGAATTAGGAGATTATACGAAAGCAAATCGAAAATTCATTCACGATAACTTAAATGTTGATTATAATTCAGTGGTCGATTTCACTGAGGATGAGGAGACTGACCAAGAATTAAAATAAAAGTGTGATATAACCTTTTATTTATAGAATAAAAGTAGTATATTTGCAGTATAAGAAATAAAGGATAGTGATTTAGGTCGTTATCCTATATTTTTCTAAAAAAACGAATTATTAACCTTTAACACTAAAGGATATGGCAAAAAAGCCAAGAAAGTACGGTTCTAATACCGAAACGATAAACACATTACTTGTAGATGGAAATGCTCTTTTTAAAAGAGGATTCTTTGGTGCTAAAGACCAATATAACCGTAACGGTGAACATATTGGAGGACTTTACCAATTCATTACCATTGTAAGGAAATTACTTAAGGATGATTTATATCATCACGTTTTCGTATTCTGGGATGGACAATTTAGTGGTAAACAACGTTACGAACTTTATACTGATTATAAGGTAAGTCGTAATAAAGATTTCATACATGGAACACATCCAGTAGATGAAGAAGAAGTTAGAGAAAAGATACTCATAAGACAATACTTAGAAGAACTATTCATTAGACAATTAATGGATAACACCAATTCAGGTGTCGAGGCTGACGACTTTATAGCTCAATATTGTAAAACTAAAAAATCAAACGAAACTATTACAGTATGTACTAGTGATAGAGATTTATGTCAATTAATTAATAAAGACGTAAAATTATATCTATGTGATTTAAAAAAGTTTGTAACTATTGAGAACTATCAAGAATTTTTTAAACACCATCACACGAACTCGAAGCTTATAAAAATTATAGGTGGAGACCAAAGTGATGATATCAAAGGAATAAAAGGGGTAAAGGAAACTACCTTATTACAATTGTTTCCTGACCTAACAAAAAGAAGGATGGATTTAGATGAAATACTCAAATCCGCTAAAGTTCAACAATACTATAGAATCGATAGTAAAATGAAGCCACTTAAAACCCTCACAAACTTAATTGAGGTAAATACGGATGGTATTCAGGGTAAAGATATGTACAGAATCAACGAATTATTGGTTGATTTGAGCGTACCTTTAGTTGATAAACCAAATAAGAAGCTCCTAAAGGAGTTACGTAGACCAATTGGTGATATTGACAGTCGAGGAATCAAAAACGTCTATACATTCATGAAAAGGGATGGCATCGATGAATTTATCTATAACTTTAGTACGGAGTTTCTGCTACCGTTTAAAGAATTGATTGAACGTGAAAA